TATAGGCATACCAGTAGACATAGGAACAGGTACAGGAATAGGAGCCTGTGTATTCATGGGTGCAGCAGGTAGTCCAGAAGGTGCTTGAGGAGCCATAGGAGCTTGCACAGGAGCCGCTGGATTGGGCATACCTGTCATAGGGTTAGGCACACCTTGCGCTACTCTCATGGCTTCCATAGGCTGTGCATTAGCCATATTTCTAAACTTCATAGCTTGATCTACTGGCATGTTCATTTGTTTTGTCCATAATCTGATTCAGGAGAACCTAAATAATTATTACTATTATACTGTACTTTCTTTATATTTCCAAATGTCTGGTTCTTTTCATTTAGGTGGTGCCGAGTAGGATCAATAAATTGACCTGTATTAAGGTTTCCAAAATACGTACTAGCATTAACTAAATTGAAATGCTTATCTAATTCAGATTTTGCCATGATGTCTCCGATCCTAAACTAACATATCCTTTAAACTTACCAGAGCTTGCTGAATATGCTATGTCACCCTTTCTTGGTCTACCAATTTCTGTTACTGTGACAACAGTAAAAATATTTGTAGATGGTTTACTATTTTCTTGTAGGTCTCTTGTATTTAATTCTTGTATTAAAACTGATCCCCATCTTTGAATACCATTATACATTTCATTAACGTCTGCAAAATAGCGACGTTTAAATAAAGTAGGGTATCTTGCCATTATCTTCCCCCATCTCCTTGGACAGCTAGTCTAATTGATCCCCATCTCCAACTAGCATTGTTTGAATTACAAGATACCCTAACTACCCCTTGCCTTCCTCGTGATCTTAAGTCAACCTTTTCAGTTGTTTCTGTTACGTCAAATTCTTTTGTAGTTTTTTCACTACTCTCTGGAAATTGTTTGGTAATAAGTTTTAGTTTAATTTTACCACCACTTAAATCAAAGTCAGGAATAAGTCTGCTCATATACATCAGAGCATTACCATCATCAATATCAAAATCACCTGACTCAACAAACGATGTTAGTGTTTCACCATTTGCGGTAAAGACATCAGTTGGTTCATTGTTATATACCAAGTTACCACCAACCGTAGCACCAGTTGTAATTGTATTACCAAACACTTCTCTATCTGCAAAGGTAGTAAAGATCATATCCCCATAGACCCAGTACCCCTCATCAGGAGAAAAGATAACATAGCTATCACACTCAGTACTGTCCTTAGAAGGATACAGCCAAATAATTTCTTTAAACTCAGAATTAATTCCAGCAAATACTTTATCGGTGTAGCTTTTATTTAACCTATCAAAAACAAATCTTCTTACAGTACAGTCTAATGTTTCTACCTGACCAGCAAAGGAATAAAAGTTATCACTGCCCATCCAGTATGTAACACCATTATAATCTATACACGCATGTTGCCCAACCAACCCACAGTTAGAACCTACTTGCTCAAAGTTAAAAATAAACGGCGGCCCAGCAAAACTCATTGTCCATAGTGAGTTATCAGTCCAAATGTTAATAGCATTTTTCGATCTTACTGCACCTACAATTTCTGTACCATCTGTTAGAACAACTTCACCAGCAGTTGTACTAAGAGACGGAACCCAGTTTGTTCTATCATCTTGATCTGACCAGCGCACCAACATAGGATCAAAGGGACCACTAATAGTTGCAGTTGCTTCATATGAGTTACATCCCAGAGCAACTAAGTGTCTATCATTAGGAGACACAATAACAGAGTTTACACTAATGGGTGACGTTGTAACAGTTGTTGCTCGTTCAGGTGTTGTACTTGCATCACTGTCAAAAAAGAAAATATTACTGCCTTTTCTATTTGCAACAATATCCTCACCCCAGTTATCAATACTCCAGTTAGCCAATGTTAGGTTAATATCACTGGCATCAGCAGAGGATGCGACATTCCAACCCCTGCCACTACTCTGCTGATAAATTAAAGCAGTCATATTAATATCAGTTGTTACATCTCCGCTTGCACTAGCCGCTGTCTGCACACTTACAATAATCTGTGTACTTGCTACAGATACAATTGGAAACTGAGGACCGCCAACACTTACCGTAGTTCCAGCAGCGTTTACAATAAACGGCTTGGACAGTATTAAGTTACCACCCACTGTAGCAGGGGTAACGCTAGTATTGGCTGGCTGAAAAACTACAAAGTCTCCAGCCGAACCGCCATGCGCTGCATCAGTTGAAACTGTAACAAGTGCATTACTACCAGTTGTTGTAATCTTACTAATTCCTACTGAAGTTGGTGCAGTTGCATTGTATATTGCAGCCGAGTAACCAAGACCCTTGGTAGCCACTGAAGCACCTGTAGGAATGTAGTAGTTAAATGTTGCGTCTCCAGTTGCAGCAGACGTAGCACCCGCTGCCGCTGTTACATTAAATGTGTAAACATTAGCACTAGCAACAGAAGCAATTGGATAGACGTTACCTGTTAGACTAACATTGCCACCAAAAACAGAAGCGGAAGTAAAGTATACATAGTCACCTGCTGTTCTTCCATGTGCTGTATCAGATACACATACTCTTGTTTGTCCTACACTTGTTCCAAAAACACCAGCTAAAGTTACAGTAGAAGTAATAGGAGTAATATCATATATCTGGTCTCCGTTCATTTCATAAAGTTTTTCGGGTGTGCCAAAAACTGCACGAGCAATTCTATCTGAATCACGGTAAGCCCTTAAATCTCTAGCAGAACCATCAAAGGCTGTGCTTACTCTAGTCTCATAACCTCGCATATTTTCAGGTTTACGCGCACGAAAACGTACACGGTTCCCATCAAACCATTTGTCACCTTCAGCAAACTGTGTGGTTTCTCTATGAAACCCTTGCTGAAACTCAAACTTTGCAAGTTTACTTGTCATTAGCGAGTCATATTTTTAAGCATTACTGCATCAATTGTAGTGGCACTTCTTGCGGTATAGAAAAGAATATCACAAGAACCAGAAGCAGAAGTTGCAGTAGGAACGGTGCCACCAGAAAATTTAAATACAGAGTTAAAGCTAACTGTTCTACCGCCAGTAGCATCTTGAATTAAATAGTAATGTCCTGTTTGACCAGCGCCCATGTTACTCGGAGCAGCCAAGGTTCTATTACCGCCAAGAGTTACCAAGAAAATATTACCATCATTAGCATCTGAAGCAACAGACGCTGCATCAGTCAAAGTTGTAATAAAGGACTTGACAGCACTAGATACTTTAATCATTGCAGAGTCGCCATAGGCTACAGTTGCATTAAATGTTTTAGCAGCAGTAATAGTATCCGTAGCAGATACCTTTACATAACGAATATCTGCAAGAGATGTATCAGGAACATCTGTAGTACATACACCAACATTACGTACAGCAGCAGTTCCTAGTCCTAGACCAGTAGAGTCTAGTTGGAAAACAGATGTGCCATTAGTAAAGAAATAACCATTACCACTATTAGGAACAGTTACTCCAGTATTACCAGCAACTCGCAGAATAACTGCATTGCTTGAAGCGTTAGTTGATACGGCATTTCTAATTGCATAAGTTTTTGAATTGTTAGGAATTAAAACAAAGATAGATGTATGAGCAGTTCCTATTGATCCAGAAAACTGTATAATCGCAGACCTAGACTGATCTCCTGTTCCTTGGTTTTCTGAAAGCGTAACGGTTGCTGCACTGCCCAAACTTACTGTCGTATAGCCAGCGATAGCATCATCAACAAGACTGATAACACCGTCATTAAGAACTTGACCCCAAGTATTAGGATTATCACCATCACCTTGTTTTGTCAGCCTAATATTTGTTGTATAAGTTGAGGCCATATTACGTACCTTTTCCGTTGTTAAGTTTTAATTTTGGAATTATATTTCCCGTCCAATTAATTCCAGTACAAATTTTTCCATCAGGGGCGAAAAAAAGAATTGTAAAAGTGTCTTTACCTTTATAAATAGTAATAGGAGTTCCTGCTGTAGTTACTCCTGACATAACAAATTCTTCATTATGTTTTAGTATTTCTTTTTCAATATCTTGAGCATCTTCATTAAAACAAAAGACTTGTTGTTGTGCTGACACTGGAAATACAAGCCACAAAGTTATTAGAATATATGTTAGTATAAATTTCATCTAAATACTCTCAGGCCAATCATGTATTGGAGCATTACCAGTAGAAGTTCCATTACTATCTACAGGTGCTACAAACAATGCTTGAAACTCTTCCATTGTAGAACAGTTTGTAATTTTTGTTTCAATAGTTTCTGCTGCTGAACGAACAGCATTTCTATAGGTCTGTATATCAGATGGTATAGCTGTACCATTATCTGCTTTACGAATATATGCCCAATCAGTTTGTGATAAAAAACTACCCTGTATCTTTTTTATATCAGCAATATACTCTGTTTTAAGACCTAGTTCAATTCTTTCATTGCCGTCACTATCAGTAAAAGGTGTATCATCTATAGGACGTTCTGCTACAGTCCATTTTCCATTTAAGTTAGGACCACTAACTCTATAAAATTTTTCATCAGGTTTTTCCTGCACCGTAACTTCAGACAAACTTATAGCAGTTTTTTCATCAGAAGACCAAACCATCCAATTACTAGGATGTTGAACACCATTATCATCAGTCCATGCGTGACCTTCTTTAATTACTCTGCTATTATTATATACCCACATAGTTTATTCTCCTTATCGGGCTGTTGCTACAGATATATCTGCACCACCAAAAGGCATTTCAGCAAAAGCCATAACAACATAAGTACTACTATCTGCATTTACATTAGAATCACTACTACGACATTTAAACCCATTAGCTAAAATATCTATGTAATCATTTGTACCTTCACCATCTTTATTATTTATATCAAGATCATTATTATCAGGATTTAATCCTACTCGTTGGTTATCAATAATAACCCAATCACCAGTACTATTAAATCTTTTTATAATAACACAAGCTGGTTTAAAACCAGTATAAATAAAAGCACCATCAGTACTACCATTACCTGTAAACTTTGAAAATTTACTATATCCCTCAACTTCTGCAAAAGCATATGCAACATAAGTTCCACTTGAAGCATTAACAGCATCGTCTGTTCCAATACTAATAACACTGGACGTAGGTGCTGTAGTATTCCAATAACTAGATGAAGAAGCTTCTGCATCAGTATTATTAAGCTTTAAATATTTAGATGTACTAGCCAAACCTGAATGATATACAGCCCAACTAGCCGAAGAGTCTCTACGTTTAATCCAAACGACTGTTGGAGCAGTTCCTAGCCCATGTCCAATAGTAGCATTAGAGCCTGTTCCTGTATAAGTTGATACAGAAAATTTAGATGTAGAGTTTAATGATGTAGTAGTAGTATTAATTGATCCGTCTGTATTAGATGATCCTGCACCGCCTTGAGTTTTCCACTGCCACGCGACATACGTTCTACCTGATCCGTTAAAGTTTGGATCGGTAGTATCAAGATCAAAGCCGTCAGTTTCAAACGTGAGTTGCGCGGTGCCATCCGTATCTTCCGCAGAATCTTCATTCATTTTAAGGCGCTGAGTTACTCCTCTAGCTACATCCCACATTACATGATTGTCGCCATTTGATCTAGGGCCAATAAACAACATATCAGGTTGAAAATTACCAGAGTTAGCATCATTAGTAATTGAATGACCGCTTGATCCATTACCTGTATAAGCTGTTGCGTTAAAGTGTGCTGTTCCATCAACAATACTAGGAGCAGGTAAATTAGAAGAGTTTAGTGCTTTAAATCCTGCTGGTGGAGTATTTTGAAAAGACGACTGCCCAAAGTTAGCAATTAATCTACTTGTTCCTGTACCATAGTCAACCGCAACAGCAGGAGCAAATGTTCCTGAAATACTAGAGTATGCTTCGCCAGTTCCTCCCGCAGGATCACCAGAGTTTTGGAAAGTTCCGTTAATGCTCCAGTAAATTTTACCATTATCCAAATCAAGAGCAACACCAATATACTGTCCTGCTGTAAAAGCACTACCATAAGAAGCAGCACTATTATTATTAATTTTTTGACCTGTTGTTGCAAAAGCATATCCTGTACTATCAGCAGAGAAGTTTGCTCCTGCTGATCCAGCAGTTATATCAAACTCAGTTCCAACAATTCCAATAAACTCACGATTAACTCCTGACTGTCCAAGAGAATCGGCCTCTACTTCCCAATACCATTTACCACTACTAACACCAAAGGTAGCTCTAATATCATTAGTTGAACCACTATTTGCATTTGCAATGTTTAAATTACCATCTGTTAATGTAACATTGCTTCCTGTTTGAAAGTCAACTCTGTTTAGTGTTGGATAATTTAATGTTGGACTATCATTAACTTGATCTGCCGCTGCTAATCCTGATGATGTAAAATCGTTACCATTACCTGATTCGTCATCTCCTAAATCAGAGCTATCACGACCATCAATATGAAAACCGTTCGTTCCAAAACTGCCTGAGTATGCTATTGGTTTCCATACTCCATTATCATCAAACTCTCCAAAAGCTGTTGGGGCTGCTTGTGTTCCGTCAATTAAATACATTTCAGCTATATAAGCATCAATATAATTACTACCTTCTTTACCGATATTATGTGCTACATTATCATTAACATCAAAAGTAAAATCTTGACTCGGGTCGTTTGAAGTAGAAAAACTGGTAACTTGTACACCGTTAATGTAAATTTTAATACGGTCTCCTGCCGTGCTATCTGTAGTGTCAACAGCCAAAACAATGTGCTGCCATGCTGTAGGATCACGAAAAACTTGAGTAGTTGCTCTTAATGTGCTACCATCAATTAAGTATAATTTATCATCACTATCAGACCAACCAAACTCTGTGCTGCCAGCTTGTAGTATACTATATCCACCGCTAGTACCACTAGCAAAGGTGTTTACTTTCCACCAAAAACTAAATGTCCATGTACGGCGATTAGACGAACTGTCAGGTGTTCTAGTTAAATAGGCGCTATCCCCCATTGTAAATCTAATAGATTGGTCAATGCTAAAGCCAGTTGATTGTCCACCCGCACCCATCATTATGTTTTGAAAAACCATTTAATAGTCCTTTAACTATAAGCTTGTGTCATAACAGCCTGAATATTTTCAGCAGTGCCATCACTTGATACAGAAAGAATAATATAATCTAGTCTGTCTACAGCATCATCAGTAGTTGAGAACGTAGGTGCTGTACCACCAATAAAGTTCCAACAAGCATTATACGATACTGTCCCACTACCTCCTTGCTGATGCAAGAAGATACTGCCAACCTGTCCTACTCTAGCATTGGTAGGTCTAGCAAGAGTATGTGCAGCAGTAACAGAAGTAAAGAAGTTTTGTGCAGTACCGAAGTTAAGAGATACAGAAGTAATGCCATTAATTGCCGTTGTTTCAACAGCAGCCGCTGCCGACTCTGTAAGTTGTAACTGTCCTTCAAGAGATACATTACCACTTACACGAACAGTACCAAGAAATCCTGAATTACCTGTAATAGTTGCTGTGCTTAACAAGTTAGTTGCTCCACCCACGCTAAGAGTAGATGCCAAGCTAACTGCTCCTGCAACTGTAAGAGTACCACCTACATTAGCATTACTTACTGAGGTTGCTCCGCTAACTCGTACTGTTCCAAGAAAACCAGCATTGCCAGCAACTGTAACTGTATCAAGTAAATTAGTAGCGCCACCAACACTTAGTGTAGATGCTAAACTTGTTGCACCACCAACTGTTAATGTGCCACCAATATTTACATCGCCACTTACTGAGATGTCTCCATCAAATGTAATACCGCCAGTAGCAAATATAGTTCCACCAACAGAGACATTTCCTGCTACATCTAAATTACCACTTACAGATACTGCATCCTTAAAGATGCCTACACCTGCTACTGTAACCGTTGAAGCAAAGTTAGCTGCACCACCTACACTTAAAGTTGAAGCTAGGCTGACGGCTCCTGCTACGGTTAGTGTGCCACCTACATTTGCATTGCTTACAGATGTTGCACCACTTACACGTACACTACCTAAGAAACCAGTAGCTCCTGCTACAGTAACAGTGCTAAGTAAATTAGTTGCACCGCCCACACTTAATGCGCCACCAACACTCATAGCACCTACAACAGTAGCTGTACCTCCAACCACCAAGTTACCACTGACAGATACGTTGTTGTCAAATGTACCCTCACCTGTAACAAACAAAGTTCCGCCAACAGATGTATTACCTGCTACATCAAGTGTACTAGCCATCGTAGCTGCACCGCTAACTCTAACAGTACTTAAAAATCCTGTGGCACCTGTTATGGTTACTGTGCTTGCAAACTTAGCAGCATCACCTACAGAAACTGTATTTTTTAAATGAGTTGCACCAACTACACTAAGAGTACCACCTACAAGAGCATTGGATACAGAAATATTACCACTAACCGTTCCACTTGGAACATTAGTTAAGTTAGCGCCATCACCATAAAAAGCTGAAGCACATACTCTAGCATTTGCTGCTTGAACATTATCACCTAAAATTGTTACAGTACCGCCTACAACTAAACCAGCACTAATTGAAACAGTACTATCAAATGTACCTGCACCTGTAACAAATAGCGTTCCACCAACAGACGTATTACCTGCTACGTCTAATGTACTAGCCATTGTAGCTGCACCACTAACTCTTACAGTACCTAAGAAACCTGTAGCACCAGAAACTGTAACCGTACTAAGAAGATTGGTTGCGCCACCTACACTGAGAGTTGAGGCTAGACTAACTGCTCCCGCAACTGTAAGAGTACCGCCTACATTTGCATTGCTTACAGATGTTGCACCACTTACGCGCACACTGCCTAAGAAACCAGCATTGCCAGCAACCGTAACTGTGCTTAGTAGATTAGTTGCTCCACCTACACTAAGTGTGCTATTAAGGCTTGTAGCTCCTGCTACTGTAAGCGTACCACCAACATTTAAATTACCACTAACAGATATGTTGCCTTCAATAATTGCATTACCAGCAATCGTTACATGCGTAGCAAACGTAGCCACACCTGTCTGTACTAGTGTGCCACCAATAGAAGCATTTGTTCCAATGTTTAGATCACCGCTTACAGATGTATCACCTTTTACAACTAGGCTACCGCCAACATTAACTCCGTTAGCTACTGTAATTGAACTAACACAAATGTCTCCACCAACACTAGCTGTTATTCCTGTAAGATTAGAACCATCACCATAGTAAGCAGAGGCACATACATTATTATTAACAATTAAATTATTTTTAACTGTTGCTGTACCATCTACAAGAAACGCAGTCTGAGCAATAACTTTATTCGTAGCAACCTTTAGCGCAGTATTAGTTCCATCACCTGTTTGAACATACACAGAAGAAGTACTAACACCATCATTTGCGGCGCTACTATTAATAAGCAATAACTGCTTATATGTTCCTGAAATTAGTTTTCCTGTTAAGTCTGTCATATTAGTTGCCAATACTCATCTGTTAAATCCCAAGTGGTTGCTACTTGATCCCATGTTAAATTTCTGCCACCTGTGTCAGGTCTAGGATTACGTATCGCAGGGTTGTCCCGAACATCAGGAATGTGATTTTGTGGGTGATTTTTTAAATCAAAGTTACCCTCAAAATCTGTTGGACAAACAATAAGTCCATAACTATTTTCTTGCATAACTCTGTGAGGATATACAAACCCACAGATGTCGCACATAGCTAGTGCGTTTTTATTACTTGCCATTACTTTTATTCCAAAGATCAAACAAGGTCTTTACTTTTTCTTTTATAATTTCTATATCACCGTGCATTTTAGCTAGTATAATAATTAAAGTAATTATTCCTAAAAATACAGGCCATGCTTGTATTATATGTTCCATGATTAAACATAACCAAGTTTAGGACGAACAAACATACTAGATCGTTCGCGGTCCTCCCGCATAGCTCTAGCTAGTGTTTCTTCATAATTAACTTTTAACATATTAATACGTTCAGAAGGAACTAAGGGTCGCTTCATAGACATATAGTAAGATAGCCCTGCTGTTAGGCAAGGGAAAAATCTTTTAGGTAAATCAGCGTTTTGCTCTGCTGACTTATTAACATCTTGCAGTTCGCTAATTGTTTCTATTTTAAGAATGTCTGTAGAATTATCTGGAATAGGCCAAAGAGATAATGTAGGATTATCACGACCTCTACGAATAGAATACTGTGATGGTCGGCCTGTCTGTGTTTTATTAGGTATTAGTAAATACTCTTCAGGAGAAACGCGCTGTAACTGTAAGTCTGTGCTATCTCTATTTAACACTACTTCAAGAGCATCAATAGTTGTAGAAGAAAGATCATAAGCAGTAGTAGAAGCCGTTACAGTTAAAGAAGATACACCAGTACTCCATAATAGTATACCACGGTTTTGCCAATCTTTCAACATAATATTTATAGAACGACGCGCAGACGCTGGTTCGTGACCGAGAGTATCTTCACCCCCAATCATTTCCATTGCTTCCTGAATAACCTCGTCAATATCAAGATTAAAATTATATGTACCCGATACAGCCATTATGTTTTCCTATATCTTTTAACCTTACGTGCAATACGCTTCGGTTGTTTTGAGTATTGCTTCCCCGCAGCAGTCGCTTTTCTCTTTGCTCTCGTGGTCGCAGCATATTCTTTTGACGACAGAGCTTTGATTGCCTTCTCTGGAAGATACCTTTCTCCCGTTTTGCTGCTTGGCTTCCCTGACTTTGTGCGCCATTTTTGTTTGCTCCACTTTGAAAGTTTATTACTTTTTTTCTTTTTACCTTTGTAACCGCCACCAGCATCTTTATAATATTTAACTGCAAGCTGCATAGCTCTAGCAGAATGTTTACCACCCATCTTAGCTTTAGCTCTAGCTTTTGCCCTAGCCCATTTAGCAGGATCACGTTTTGTAGCTGTACTAGCCTTACGTTTTTTTCTTACAGCCATTTATTTAATTCTATTCATTAAAGCATTTTCAATTTTAGGTAGTAATCTAATTCCACAATAGCCAACAATAAATGCTAAAGCAATTGCAACAGTATCATTAAAACCCCAGTATGCCATAGCAGCAGGAATAAAAAACTCTGCTGAAATCCAACCAACAAGAACAGCTAAAATAATATCTTTAGCTGCTTCCCAATTCCATTTACGTTTTGTTAGTACATTAGCTGCGCCGCCACATCCGCTTGCGAATATACAGCATAGCTTACCTCCAAAAGTTGCGATTGCCCATTCCATGCTTGCCTCACTTTGTATGTACTTTTTGAACTTCAAAGCTTGCTTTTTTGGAAGCACCCTTATGAGGAGTGTATCCACCGCGAGGATTTTTCATAAGTTTAAAGCCCTTACCAGACTTCATCCAGTGAAAACCTTTAGGAGCATCTACTGCTTTTTTCATATCAACCTCTTTTCTTTATACCGCGAACATACTTCTGGGACTTAGGTGGTCTTTTTTTAGAACCACTAGGGCCAGCCCAAAAAACTTTATTGGCCCAAAAAGCTGCACTTGTTTTTCCCTTGGCAATGTTCTTACCATGTCTAGCCTTAAAAGATTTACGTGCTTCGGGAGAATAATTATGTCCCATTTTTTGATCGCCAAAACGAATAATTTTAACACGACCTTTATCACGCACAGCAACCACAGCTTTTTTAGTAGGATGCTGTGGTGTACGCTTTGGTTTATTTAATCCACTTAACTTATAGCGTTTCAGTTTATTTTTTTCTGAATCAGTTAAAGACATTATTTTTTCCTACAATAAGTGTTCTTATATTTTTCTAGCATATAATTAGAAAATGCTGACCAGTACTCATTCCAATTTTTATACTCAGTTTCTGTTGGACGTTCTATATCCCAGTTTATCCCTACTTCGTGAGGAACATTATCCACCTCTAAGTTCTGCACGATGCCCTCTTAAAGCTGCACGTTTACGACCTTTAGTTTTTTTAACTTTTAATCTTCCACCCTTTTTCATCATAACCCCTGGAAGTTTGGTATAAGAAGAAGCTAGGTTGTAAGGATTAGCTGTTGATTTTTTAGGCGGCGTTCTTACTTTACCACCTAAAGGACTTTTTGTACCTAAATCTGCTAACGATGTTTTTAACTTACTTGTAGTTGGTTTTGCATATTGTAAAGGATCATCAGCTTTTTCTAATGCTCGTCTTAACTCTGCCATTCTAGGACTGCTTGTTTCAGTTAGTCCTGACATCCGTAACTTTCTTAATTCAGTAATAAGTTTTTGTCTATCGATAGCCATTATATTTAACCTTTACGAACAGCGCCATAACCACGAAGAGCCTTACCTACTCCAACTGCTCTAGTTTTTTTCTTTTTCTTCTTTTTCTTTTTTACAGAACCACCAGCTTTACGAATTTCAAAGCCACCCATTTTCATAATTTCAGATTCGGTAGGCGCAACTTCGTCAGTGCCTCGCATCATTCGTCCTGTTACATCTGCTCCTGAAGCATACTTTCCTGTTGATTTAACTGCACCACTTTTAGGATCAATGTAAAGCATGCCTGTTTCAATACCTCTTTTTAATGCTTCAGGAGAAATGTTAGTAGGAGGTAGCTCTTTAGAAAGAAGAAAAGTATTAACACCGCCTTCAACTTCTCTACCTGTTTCAACAAGAGGATTACCAATAGTTGTAGTTGTTCGTCTAGCATCAGGAACTTTACGATTTTCTACCTTCATTTCTCTAGCTTGTGCAGCCATTAATCTTTTAAGTTCAGCTTTTTGCGCTCTAGTTAAAGGCGGAGCATCTGAACCACGAGGGGTATCGCTTGATTTCTTTTTAGGAATAGATGGCTTACCTGCTTCTCTCCATGCTTTAAGAGTTAGTCCATGATATTTTGCAGCGGCTTTATCCGCAGCAGAAGCTTTAGGACGACCTCTTCGACTTTTACCTACAAAACGACTTCCTTCAGGAGGCTTAATACCTCCACCACCAGTTACATTAGGATCACCTATAACAGTACCTTTAGGACGCGGAGGTCTTTTAGGAAGTTTAGCCATACCTACTCTCCAGCTTTTTCCGTATAAACAACTTGTTCATCTACAGAATAATCAACTGTAACGTCCTGTGGCGGACCTTTAACATCTGGACCCTTACGTGCTGCACCATAACCCTGACCAGTAGGCTTACCATTAATTGCATCAAGGTCAGGAGGATACTTCAACAGAGTATGCGGTCCTCTTAGATAATTATTTCTCATGCTTTTCTCCTTCTTCCTTTTGCAGCCATTGCAGCAAATTTTTTAGCACCGTACTTTTTTCTTCCAATGTATGCTGCTAAAGCTTTAGGGTTCTTAGCCCCACGTTTTTTTAATTTAGAAACTGTTTGTTTAAATCGTTTACCAGAACCAAGCGGCGGTTTCTTTTTCTTTCGACCACCTTTAGTAACTTGCTGTCTAATACTAGAACGACTTGTAGCCATCAGTCATAACATGAAGATACAAGATCATCACCATCTTTAGAAGCTTTTACAACGCCACCATTTTTCATATAAACCATGCCGCCTTTTTTATACTTCATTACTTTACCGCCACCCATTTTTTTCTTCATGGCTTCAGCAGAACCAGCTTCCATCTTAGACATGCGATTGCCACGCGCTACTGCACCTCCATCACTAGGAGGAGTAGGTTTAGACTTTGGCTTTGCTCTAAGAGTTTTTAAATCTTTATTAGTTATTTTA